TCAGTGCCTCTATGTACAAGCCTACATTACCTAGAGAATAACCCAAGAAGGCTATGCCCAATCCTGTTTTACCTGTTAGTAGTAGTTCAGCAGCTACTACTAAATAAACCACACCAATTAGTGCAATTAACCATGCTGCCATAATTACTCCTCGTAAGGTACGTACAATGTGTTCAGTGTCTCAAAGCTACCATCTTCAAACTTCTTGACAACCTCACTAGTGCGTACCATGTCTCGTCCCCACACATAGTGGTTTAGTGTACGTACATGTGCCACTTCGTATCCGGGAAACATCGTTGTATCAAAGACTGGTTCACCAATAAACTGTACTCTAGGTTTTACTTGTTCCATAACTCCTCCAAGAATGGATAAGATTGTACCAGAATGTTTTTACATTGTAAAGCTACCTCACGATGTTCTTTCTGCGTAGCTACGTCTGTACGTAGATCGACATAGTGAATCCAACTCCGCAGCGTACCATTCATGTACATCTTACTAGTAGTGTTGCCTTCAGGTAGCACTGCACGGGCTTGTTCCTTGGCAATGCCGTTCTCAATTGCCCACGCATATGCTTCGTTAGCTTCGTTAATCACACGCTTCTGACGCTCTTCCCACCATGCTGCTAATGCAGGGTTGGTGTTCTCTAGCGAATTCTGGCGATTCTTCAAGTCTTGCAGCCGTGCCTCACGCAGTTCAAAGCTTAGGTCTTTGGTAGGGTCTGCATAACGCTGGCTAAACTCTTGGAAGCTGAAACTACGATGACGCAGTATTTGCCTAACAATGTCTCGCGTTATCGTAATTTCCATGCACACATTAACCATCTCAAAGGGACTCCAGTGTTTGTTACGCACTAGATATTTAAGAAGCTTATTGTTGTTGTCTTCCTTCGACTGTCCGCTAGGATTTGAAACCCTCGCCATGTACGCTATTAGACTTTCTCCGTTCGGTGTCGTCCACACTAAGTTTACCAAGCTCATAGTCTTTTAAGTCCGTTTCCCAATCACGTTCCATTTCGTTATTAATAACTTCCCGCTTCCTACTCTTCCCAAGTCTTTCTTGATCCAAAGTCGTGCGGCTCATCTTCAAACGTGTGTTCTTCAAAGTTGTCATCATCTTCAAAAAAGTTAGTGTAGTTAGCCACCAGTACATCAGGAAGCATGGTAATAATATCTTCAACAGATAGTCCTAAAGCAATTACTAGCTCTACAGGATCATCAAAGTTGTCTTCGATAAACTCTTTAACCTGCCTCAGTTTGTCGGTGTAGTTCATTGTAGCGTCGTCCAAGATATTCAATTGAAAGAAACATCTCATCAAAGTGTCCGTCATTAACTTCGTTCAGTATAACTAAACCTCGCCAATGTTTGTTGGACAATTGATCCATATAACTCTCGTCGTGCAGGTAGTAGCTGCCAGCAATTATGGAGCAGATGGGTTTGCCGTCTGCCCTCTTACCATAGGCTACTTGCTTTCCCTGCTGATGCCCAGCAATGCAAGACATATGGAGCTTACTAATAATAGCAGAAGCAGTACTGGCGGGCCTACCCATAGCGCCAACAGGCCAATAATGGTTGAAACCAACACCATTGATAAAAACAGGGTGAAGGAATGGGTTAACTTCCCAGTTTTGTTCATAACATAAATCCTCAGTTGAGATTAACCCTTCTAGTGTAGGGTTGTTGTTAATTGCACGATCAATGCGGTTCTCGTGGTTACCAAGCAGCATCACCATGCGGGGCTTGTACACCTTTTCCTTGTTCTTCTTTTGTTTCAGTTGCAATTCTTTGATAGGACTTAGTAGCTTCTGCATTGCAGCTTTAGCTACTTCAATATCTTTTTTATATCTTAGCCCTTCAAAGTATTTACTCCCTTTCGTGTCGTGGGTTGAGAGACTAGGCATGTCTGCAAAGTCTCCCATGTTAACCACAACGTCAGGCCGATAGTCTGCAATGGCATTACCTGCCCACGTTAGATGGTCAGTAGGAACGCCTTCCTTAATCTGACAATCCGGGATTACTAGTATCTTCATCATCGTCCTCTTCTAGAAATGAACGTAGTGCTGCGTCTTTCTGAGCCACCATCTTATCGACAGCATCAGACACACCTACATACCCTGTTGAATCTAGAAACTTAGCAAACTCACTAAGAACGTTTACCCAACGTGTGTCTTCTGAAAAGTGTGCACGATGGTTGATACGTTTGTAGTGTGCGTACTCAACATCGTCAAAGGTGCACTCATCAGGTTCGTCTGAGCTAGTGTAAGAAAATTCAAATTGTTTAATTGCCATCATCATCTCCTAGTACAAGAAAAACTTTTTTAATTTTGTAGCCTACGTTTGTGTTGAAACTGTCGCTGCACATGTAGTAGTCTACCGCTGTTTGGGCGCTACGCTTTGAAGCATAAAGCTTAGGTGTCAGTGTGTTTTGTGCACACATGTACGTGCCCTCTGTATCCTGAATCACATACGCTTCTTTTAGCACTTCCATTACTTACTCGCGCTGCTATAGTCAAAGAACTTAGGTTCATTCCACATACTGTAATAATCTGACACAACTTTCATACAGTGGATTAGGTGGTTAAGGGCTGCTTTATCTTTCTCTTCATCATCAAAAAACCACATTGGAAAATATGTTGATTTTTCTAGCATAAAAGCATGGTCACGCAATTCTTTACCAATCGCAGTGTCAATATCAACTTCAACTAACATTTGTGATCTCCATAACTCGTGGAACATCTACAACATCTACTAGAAACTCCGGGCCGCTAGCATACAGGAAGGTACGCATCTCAGGCCAGCATTGTTTCTTGTAGGGACAATAGCTACACGCAGTGCACAGCTTCTTGTTCTTACTAGTTTTACTAGCAGGTACGCTATCCATACGCTTGATTGTATCAGGCTTGTCAAGACTCACAGCCTCTACCGCATGGTCAGCTTGCAGCTTAAACAAGCCCTTGTTGACCTCAATGGGGTAGTAGTTGATGTGACCTAGTTCCTTCTGGATAGTAACAAAACCAGCAGTATCATAGTTAAGAGCAGTAGCATAGCCGTTTAATTGTTGGTAGTAACCAAATGGATCCTCTTGTAAGTTGTTCTTGAACTTCTCTTCACCGAACTTAGTGGTGCTCTTAACGTCTACAACAACGTTGTCAATGACTGCGTCGATACGACCACGTACATACCAGCCGTTGCCTACTTCGTACAGCACACGCTCTTGTTTACTAGTAACACTGTGACCGGCATCTTCTGCAACGTTGAGCACTAGCTCTTCCAGAATGTCGCCGTAGAAGAACTTGAGCAGTGTGTTGCCGTCATGCTTCTCTGCATTCTCTGGGGTGTTGTACTTGTACCAGAGGCGACGAGGGCAGGGATCACCCACTTCGCTAAAGTACAGGATGTTCTTCTCACGCTCGGATGAGCGTGGGTTGAACCACTTGTCATAGCTGACGCTGACATTGTTGTTCGCTGTAGCAGGGGCAATGCCCCCACCAATGAGCGAGTAAATGTCAGACACTAGTGTGTCGATAGTCTTCATTCAGTCATCTGCTCCGCAGCAGCTAGGTCTAGATCACCGCAGGAATAAGCCTCAAACTTACGTGCAAGTTGAATGATGAATTCTGCGTACTCGTCAAGATTAGATGGGGTAGAGTCCTCACCCCGTAGGTAGTTGTCTGCAGCTTTCACAGCATTGGTGATTGAATTCTGACGCACAATGGCACGATCACCATGCAGAGGAGGGATGGGGAACACCTTAGCGGCCCCGTAGGAGGGCTTAGAAGGGGCTCCAGCAACCGTAGCAGTGGCAGGTGCACCCTCCCCCTTAGACAGCAGTCGAACGCTTGTTAGATCTACGTTCTTGCCGTAGGTGTTCTCGGTAAATTGGAAGTCGATGGTGTCACCAATCTTGAAGGTAGGTTTCTTAAAGCCGTAGCTGTAACGCTCACCATTAGCAGTGATGCTGAACGCTGGCTTAGGGCCGAACTTGGTGTTAACTTCTTTTTGGGTGATGTTCTCAACGATGTAGGTCATAGTGTTAGTTCCTTTTTGTCTTGCCAGTTAATTCCAGATTCCACACCCACACTGAGGCGGCATGGAAAGTCAATGTTAAATACAGATTTCAAATACTGTGGTGCACTTTCTAGTGTCTTCTTTGCTACAGAAGCTACAGTGTACAGTAAATTCTTGGGTACGTCAAGCACCACACTGTCGTGCACAGTCATTACTAGTTTCGCTTCGGTTAGGTTTTCTTTCTCCAGTTGGTTAAGCAGTAGACCTACCATCATAGGCACAACATCTCCAGTAGCAAACCCTTGAATGGGCCAGTTCTTTAGCTCAGTAGGACTGAACGTTAGCCCACCCTTGTACTCGTTAGGGTACTTCTTGAAGATGTAATGCCGACCCGTAGGGCTAGCATGGTAGTAGTGATAGTCAGGGCCAGACTTGTCAGGGTCATAACTAACTTGAGCGAACTCCTCTGCCTCCTTCACAATGCGCTCGTGGTATGTCTTGACACCCTTGTAGCGTGTGTAGAACGTGTTGATGAACTTCTTAGCCGTAGCCTTGTCGCATCCGCTCTGTGCCATTAGAGTAGCAGCACCGCCACCATACACCAGCAAGAAGCTAAACCGCTTGAACGGCTTACGCTCTTTGTCAGTTGGATAGATGCCGTACATCTCTTTGTACAACTCCCGATGCATGTCCCTGCCGTTATTAATATCGTCGATAAGCTGCTGGTCATTGGCTAGGTAGGCTAGTGCAACCATCTCTAGCTGCGAGTAGTCTAGCTCTAGGATACAACCATCTGCAAAGCGACTAACGTAGGCACGTTTCACATCTCCCGCATCTGTCTGATTCTGCAAGTTGGGATTGGTAGCTGATAGGCGACCAGTCTTAGTTGCACAATGATTTAGGTTTGGGTAGATGTTGTCATCAGGGAATCGTAGACCATGCAATCCGTCGTAGTAGGTTTCTTTAATCTTACTAGCCTCACGAATGAGAAGCAGTGTGTCAGCTAACGAGCTACCCTTATTAACAAGATCTTTCAGTACACTGTCGTCGGTGCTGTAATAGCCACTCTTGCCTAGCTCCCCCGGAGGCGGGAATTTACCTTGTACTTCACGAACCTTTTCCACAGTTTTAAAACGTGGGTTACCATTCTTATAAAAACCATCTTGTACCTTCTCTTTGTATTTCTCTTCACCGCCAAAGAAGTAAAGAGACAGTTGCTTAGGGCTAGCTGTATCTACACCGGGAGCAAGTGCCTCAGCTTCTGCTCGTGCCTCGTCTAGAATCTTCTGATAGGCAAGGCGCTGCGAGGTTACGTACACCCAATCTACACGCATGCCATTACGATTCATCTCCGTAGTGGCACGTAGCGCATCCATCTGCGTTAGCATCAGGGGCAGGATACCTAGCTCTTCCG